ATTGTATCAATGATGGCGTCCATCAAATCTAGAGACGTAGCGTGCTTAGTTTGTGCCTCTATAGCAAAAATCTCAAAATTACCAAGAGAAATAGAGGTGGACTCTACAACTCCAAGTGTTACCAATAATGATAATACACGAGAAATTTGCGCGAATGCTGGATTACCAAGAAGAAGCTTCCAATTATGCAAAGCATTCTTCATTTCGTTCAACCAACGAGGCTTATCGCCAGATGATTGTGGTGTAAAATTGTCAAACAATTTGCTGACAATGGTAGATAGTTGTCCTGTTAATGAAGATTGGTTGTGGGTCTTAGCATATAAAGCAAGGACAGCAAGAAATCCGGATTCGTCAGAAACGCTCGAAAGCGCTAAATACAAAGCACAGAGTCCTTCTATCTTAGAAACGGCTACATCAGTCATAGTTTCGCGTAAATGTTGATGAATATTCGTGATGCTAGCAATACTAAAACCAGCTTGTGGTCTATAAGCGTTTCTAGTTAAGTATTGGATTTTGGCCCCAATAGGCAGTTTATCGAAAACTCTTTTCGCGTGGTTTGCGTCCCCTGATTCTGGTGTCAGCAGAGGAACTGTGGTCGATTGGGTAGTCTGTTCAGACTTTAAACCTTCACCAGAAATGGCCTCAATGGAGCTGGCCGATGCTCCACTCTCATTAACGAGAGAATTCATTTCCCATTCTTTCAATGGCGGTTGAGTGTTATTGTCCACACAACCGGCAGTATGCTGTGAAGCACACATAATAATTTAAGGGTTCAGAGACATTTTCATACTGGGTATTCTCTTTGGGCTCCCCTAACCGTTACCCGTTCACTTCTTGTGAACACTATGCTTGCTATTGCAAGTCTTCAGTAATTTATTACTATCAGATTAAAGTTTTATTCTAAAACTTATCACGGAAAATTATTCACTAGTACTGCCGTTCAGTACTGTACATGATAGTCGTGAAAATCTATCGCGTCCCGGATCAAAGGGGACTGATATGACTTTTTACATGGCTTAATATCATTGCATGTTAAGGGTGAGACAACAACGTTACTGTTGTCTTCAAAATTTAACGAGAAAGGTCTAATATTCCTAAGCAGATGTATCGCTGTTAACGATCCAA